CGTGAGTTACACCTGCACCCGACAAGCCATTACATGCAGCCTAAATTTTCTGATTAAAAGAGGCCTGATTGAGAAGAGCGGGCAAAACGTGGTGAGAAACGGGCGTAGATTTACGGTCGTCAGCATCAAGCCATTGGGCGAGGAAATACTAAACGCCTATGTACCTTCGCTACGGCAGGTACTTGTAGAAAATGAGGATGAGGAAATTGAAAAAATCTTCTAAGGTAAAAAGCGTTAAGAAAACCGCGCCAAGTTGGTTCCGCACTCCGTACAATCGCTTATGGTATGTTTTGGTCCAAGACCCAAAACAATTCTTGGCTATGGAAGATGAAAGCCATCATGCGCTTTACGAGATTGCTAAAGAGCATTTTCAGTCCCATTTTAAAGCCATCACTTTCTATGCCGCCAACAATTCGGGCGAGTTGATTGCCGCGATCTATTATCCGAGGATGTTTGACGCTGACGAAAATGAGGTACTAACCGTGCTTTGCCATGAGTGTGTTCACGTATGGCAGGAATTCGCGGAAAGCCTACATGAACACGAGCCTTCGCGTGAATTTGAGGCTTATACCATTGATGAGATTTTTGGAAACGTCCTGACTGAATACCGCAAGTTAGTGGAAATCAATAAAGCCCATACCGAGGGTAAAGCCATTAAACATAAAAAACAGCCCGACCTTGTTTAATTCCGACATTTGGGTAATTTGGGTTTTCCGCAACTCTTCGAATAATATATTATTAATAAGTGCTTACTTTATTGTATTATTAATATATTCGGAAAACTGCGGAACTCCCAAATGTCCCAAGTACAGGAAATCTTTCTTATCGGCGAAGATTTTGAGCCAGGCATCGTCGGAAATTCTGAAATTGATATTTTATTGGGCCATGACACGGCGATCTGTGGAGAGTTCGCAATCAGGAAGGAAGATGGCTATACACACTGTCCGGACTATTGCGAGGATAAGAATATAACTTTCAGGGAGTTATACAAATTAAACTTACATCCACTCATCCTTCCAGCCAGCCATGAATCCTCCAAAAGACGCTCTAAAAAAGCTTTAGAGAAAGCCGAACAGCTTCAAGACAAGTTTGTTGCAGTCTTTATTCTTGGCTCTGAATTTTACGTAACCAGACCATTTGAAAGTGAAAATACAGCACTAGCTTGCGTGCTTTGGTATGCGCTTGCTTATTACTCTTAAATAAAATTATTAATAAGCGCTTATTATTTACTTTTGTTTTTATTTTGCTTATCCTAGAGGCCATCGGACATGTTTGAAATGGTGCGTGTCTGACTTTTTAGAGGGCGCATATCATTTAGTAGCTGGTACGCGCCTTTTTTTTAGGTGATTGCATGACTGAAGAAACAGCCAACAAACGCAGATACCCTTCAGCAAGTGCTTGGGCAGAAGCAGAGGCGTTATGGGCTTCTGGTGATGTGACCCTAGAGGACTTAGCCAAGAAAGTCGGGGTAAGCGCAACTTCCGTTTCCCTTCACATGAAGAAGCGGAAAATCACGAAAGGGGAGAAGGCCAAGGAACATTCCGAGCGTATCTCCAAACAGGTCGCCGAAGATATTTTGTCAGAAGGGACCGTACATAGCCAAAGAATTAAGGAAACCAAAGAAGAACATTACAAGATGGCGACGGGTCTAGCTCGCCTGACTTGGAATGAAATTGTCACTGCCAAGGCAAAGGGCGGTGCTTATGCGGCGATTCAACAAAATTTAAAAGCACTAGAAATCGCTTCGAATGTTTTGGCAAAAATCCGCCAAGAACGGTACGCCGTTTTAGGTTTGGATAAGCCTGATGCTGTAGATGCTACTCAACTTCCGGAATTGGTAATTGAAGAATTGACGGCCGATCAGGTTCAACAATTGAAAGAGCGTGATTTCAACAATGGTAATTACGACTTTGAAGATGAGGACATGTTAGAGCCATCAAATGATTCAGGGGAATGATGGTTTTAGATGGCAGATAAGGTTCGGCTTTCATTGCATCCCAAGCAAATGGAAGTCTATCTTTCAAATGCTCGATTTCGTGTAGTGGTTGCTGGTCGCCGATGGGGTAAGACCAGCCTTTCGCGTACTCTGATTATCAGTAAAAGTAGAAAGCCAAGACAAAGAATCTGGTACGTAGCGCCAACTTACCGAATGGCAAAACAAATCATGTGGAAGGATTTGATTGAAGCCATTCCTCGGAAGTGGGTAGTTAAGATTAACCATTCAAGTCTATCTATTGAACTTGTTAATGGCACACTGATTGAACTTAAAGGCGCCGATGACCCAGACTCTTTGCGTGGTGTGGGTATCGATTTCTTGGTATTGGACGAATTCCAAGACATTAGCGAGGAGGCATGGACACAGTGTTTGCGTCCTACCCTTGCCTCTACAGGTGGTCATGCCATCTTTATCGGCACACCTAAAGCATATAACCAGTTATATACCGTCTATATGCAGGGACAAGACCCGAAAAAGGTCAAAGCTGGCCAATGGCAGTCATGGCAGTTCCCAACCATTACTTCTCCATTTATTCCTGAATCGGAAATTGAAGCGGCTAGAGCCGATATGGATGAGAAATCATTCAAGCAGGAATTTTTGGCTTCCTTCGAAACCATGTCTGGACGTGTTTATTACCCGTTTGATCGTAAGGAACATGTCGGGAAATATCCTTTTGATCCAAAACTGCCAATCTGGATCGGCATGGACTTTAACATCGACCCAATGAGTACCGTCATCATGCAGCCGCAACCAAATGGCGAAGTTTGGGTGGTTGATGAGATTGTCCAGTTTGGCTCTAACACCGAAGAGATTTGTGAAGAGATTGAACGGAAATACTGGCGGTATATGAAACAGATTGTCATTTTCCCCGATCCTGCTGGCGGTCAACGCCAACATGCTCGTGGTGAGTCCGACTTGGACATCATGCGCGAGAAGGGATTTAAGAAAATTCTTTACAGAAGAAAGCACCCTGCAATTGCCGACAGGGTAAATGCAGTTAACCGCATGTTGAGAACTGCGGATGGAACAGTTGCATTAAGGGTTGATGAAAAATGTAAGCATTTGATCAATTCATTTGAACAGACCATCTACAAACCAGGTGGACGTGATGTTGATAAATCAGGTGGTGTAGAACACAGTGCCGACGCCATTGGATATGCAATCGAACACCAATTCCCACTTCGTAAGATTGAAATTAAAGGCGTTTCAATTTAACCTATATTATTAGTAAGCGCTTACTAATATTTTGAAGGCGATAAGATGACAACCGAACTATCCTCATACGACCGACATGCAATAAGTTCGACCGCTTCCTCAGAAGAAGCGAATGACCCTCTTGTACGTTTAGTATCACGTCGTCATCCACTATATGAAGCCATGTCCAAACACTGGATGTTTATGGATGACACCTATAGCGGTGGCAGAGAATGGTTTAATCATCATATCTTCAAATACATCAAAGAGGGTGATGCCGAATTCAAGGATCGTATCTCACGCGCTTATCGCTTCAACCATACCCGCGAAGTTGTAGATTTAATTAATAAATATTTATTCAAGCAGGAAATCACCCGCAATAAGGTAGATGCCCCTGCCGACGTGGTGAAGTTTTGGAAAAACTGCACCAAGAGCGGCTTAACGATTAATGATTTCGTTCGCCAGATCAGTAAGAAAACCTCAATTTACGGTCGTATTGGGGTAGTTATTGATATGGATGCGGTACCAGAAGATCAAAGACCCTTAAACAAACGGGAAGAAAAGGAAGCTGGGCTATCTGCTTACGCCTACATCATCACTCCGCTTCAAATGCTGGATTATTCGTTTGATGATCACGGCAAATTAAACTGGATGCTGATTCATGAAGTGGTTCGCGACGATGAGGACCCACTAAATTCAACAGGCAAGGCGATTCACCGCTTCCGCTTATGGACGAAAACGGAATGGAAACTGTTCGAAAAGCAGAATGATGATCAGAACGGCAAGATTACGATTAAAGAGATTGATCGAGGTAGCAATACCATTGGTGAAGTCCCAATCATTCTGGCTGACAACATCATTTCAGACGAAGAATATTCTGCACCATCCCTGATCGATGACATCGCCTATCTGGACAGGGCGGTTGCCAATTATCTATCAAACCTTGACGCCATCATTCAGGACCAAACCTTCAGCCAGTTAGCCATGCCAGTACAAGGCATGCTGCCGGGCGATGAAAGCGAGAAAAAGCTCATTGAAATGGGCACCAAACGTCTCTTTACCTATGATGGGTCTGATGGCGCAAAACCTTACTACCTATCGCCTGATGTAAAGCAGGCTGACCTGATCATTCAAGTGGTCACCAAAATCATTAACGAAATCTATCACACCGTTGGGTTGGCCGGCGAAAGAACCAAACAGGATAACGCCGTAGGTATCGACAATAGTTCTGGTGTAGCTAAAGCCTATGACTTTGAACGGGTAAACGCATTGTTAGCAGCGAAGGCAGATAGCCTTGAAGCGATTGAAAACAAAATCGTTGATCTGGTTTGCAAACGTCATGGGGTCAAACTGAAGGAAGACAGCACTCCTTTGGTTTCATATCCAGATAACTTCGATACACGCGGCTTATACGACGAATTTGATATTGCTGCACGCCTGATGCTGATTGATGCACCAGAAACCATTCGCAGACATCAAATGGAGTCCATTGTTGAAAAGCTCTTCCCTCAATTAAGCAAGGCGTTGAAAGACGAAATGCTACGCGACCTAAAGAACTGGCCGACAGACCCTTTGGAAGAGTTGACCAACAGAACTACCGATACGACGGGAGAGGGGAATCTAAAGCGTAACATTACGCGCTCCTCTTCCGGCACACCAACCAAACCATCGTCCAATAGCTCAACAAAGGCGAACAAAAAAACTCGCCAAGGGCAAGTGACAGAATCAACAAGCTAAGAGAACAGCGAGATTTTAGCTAAGAGAACAGCGGAGACACATTATGCCTTTATGGATGCAATTACTTATTAACGGCGGCGTTTTACGAAACCCAGCAGACGGCGAGGGAAATGACCTCGGCGGTGGCGGTGAGGGCGGCGGTAACAATGACGATGTTACTGACGATGACGATCAGGGCAAAGAGGCTGATTCAGAAAAAGATAAAGATGATGCCGATGAGCAAAAAGACAAACAGCCTAATGGTGGTAAAAACAAGCTTACCGACAAAGAAGCTGAATTGATCAAGGAAGTAATGAAACGCAAGGATCGGGAAAAGAAGCTTCTTCAAGAATTTGACGAATTCAAACGCCAGTTTGCAGACATCGATCCAGAATTGGCACGTAAGGCAATTGCCGCTCAAAAAGAAAAGGAAACTCGTGAGCTGGAAGAAAAAGGGGAATACGAGCGCGTTAAGCAAAGTATGGCCCAACAGCATCAGGCAGAAGTTAATCGTCTGCAACAACAAATTAAAGACTTGCAACAACAGTTGGGAAGCAAGGATAGCCAGATCAATGAATTAACTATCGGCTCTAACTTCTCACGTTCCGCATACATTGCAGAGGAATTGACCTTAACCCCAAATAAGGCGCGTGCTTTATATGGCGCACACTTTGAAATCGAAAATGGAGAAGTGATTGGCTATGACAAACCTCGCGGCGCTGCAAATCGTACTGCATTGGTTGATAGTTATGGCAATCCGTTATCTTTCGACAAAGCGATGCAAAAAATCATCGAAGCAGATCCAGAGCGAGACACCTTGATCCGCTCTAAAGTTAATCCTGGAGCTGGCTCAAAAACCAAGCAAGAAAATAAAGGTTTGCAGAAAGAGCAACCTAAGACTTCCTTGGAAAAAATCATGGCTGGCTTAAGGGGTGAAAGTTAATATTTTCACTAAAAATTATTAGTAAGCGCTTATTGATAATCAAATAGGCGTTTGCTAATATTTGAACAGTAACCATCGGCGCTAGAGAGAGTTAGTTCGTCCGAAGAAAGCTAATCAGTAAATGGAGCATTATTAATGCCTTTATTGCGCGAAGAAGCGGAAAAACTCTCGAACAACCAACTTGTTCAAGGCGTTGTTGAAGAAATCATTGACCGCGATGACCTTTTTGCCATTTTGCCTTTTACACAAGTAAATGGTAAGGCATATGTTTATAACCGTGAAAAAACCCTTGGTGGTGCCAACTGGCTTGATCCTAATGAAGTGATCGAAGAAGAAGGCTCAACATTCGACGAAGTGACAGCGCATTTACGCATCTTAGCTGGTGACGTTGATGTTGATAAATTCTTAGACTCTACAATGGGCGATACGAACGCTCAAAAGGCGATTCAAATCAAGCAAAAGGCCAAAGGTGTTGCTCGCGAATTCCACCGTACTTTGGCTCGTGGTGATTCGAAAACTAACGCGAAAGAGTTTGACGGCTTTGACAAGCTTGTAACCTCTACTCAAATCGTTGACGCTGGTGCTGACGGCAATCCATTAACTCTTACCATGTTGGACGAATTGTGTGACGCTGTGCCGAATGGCGCAGACGTGATCGTAATGCGTCGTGGTACGATCCGTGCCTACCGTGCATTGCTTCGTGCAACCTATGGTACTGATGCCGTAATGCAACAGTTATCTAACTTTGGTCGCCCAATGCTTACTCACAACGGTATTCCTATCATCATGAATGATTGGATTGCCGGCGATGAAGTGAAAGGCACGAACTCAAAAACCACTTCGATTTATGCTGTACGCTTAAATGAAGTTGACGGTTTACACGGCCTTTATGGTGGTGGAAATGCAGGTATCGTTGTTGAAGACATCGGTACAGTGCAAAACAAAGATGCTACTCGTACACGTATCAAGTGGTACTGTGGTTTAGCTCTTAAATCCACTCGCTCAATTGCGGCAATTCGTGGCGTGACTAATATTTAACTATAAATATTAGTTAGCACTTTTTGATAAAAAAGAGACTAGAAATAGTCTCTTTTTTATTGAAAGCATTGTTGCTATTGATTGTTTAAATATTAGTTATAACTTATTATTTAACTAAAATGGCAGGTTGGATTAAGCATGAAATTAAAATTAACCGGAGCTGGATTCGAAAATTACACAGGTCAAATGGGCGTGGTATTTTTTGAAAATGGCTTATCAAAATATGACGTGATGCCTAATGATGCAATTCGCATTGCAAGTACCATTGGCGCAGTATGGGAAAACGGCGATCCCGCGAATTTAGGTGCAATTCATACACAGAACCTTATGACTCCCGCACCTGATATTCGCCAACAGTCGGGACTTGAATTGCTGCACTCGATTACTGGTCATGCTCACTTAAATGCAGATCAGGTTCAGCAGCATTCCGATCAGGTTGCCAGTTTAACGACTGGGGTAGAAAAGCAGGAAAGTACGGCCAAAAAAGCGGAACCTAAATACACTCAGGAAGCTTTGGAAAAGATTGCTGATGAAAGTGGCATTGCGGGATTACGCGAGATTGCAGCCGAATTTAATGTCAAAGGCAATTCAATTGCCACATTAATCAAAGCCATCATGAATGCACAGGAATAATACCTGATGAATTACTACCTTGCCGGAACGTCAGTATCTCTTCCTATCAACTTTGTCGATGACGACGGAAATCCCCTTGAAGTGACCCAAGGAAGCTACCGTATTGTCGATCAAAACGGTGTAGAGATTAAGCCAAAGGCCGAATTCGATGTCGCCCAAACCAAGGTAACTGTAGAGGCTGAATATAACCAGATTCCCGCTCTTAACCCGATGGAAATCAAGGTTGAGGACATGGACTCAATTGAGATCGATCATTTGCGTATTCTCCAATTTGATCTAATCAATCGAGATGGGAATACCTATGCGTTTGACGTCAGCTACCTCATTTCACCAAGAGAACGGTTGATTGTAGGTTTAAACAGTTTTCAGACATTAAATCAGGCAAAGCTGACAGCATTGACGATGCCGGAAACGGAAGTTTTCCTCACAGAAGGCGAAGTTCGTAAGGTAGCGGCTTTGATTGAGGCGAGACAGCGGATTTGCACGCTCAATATTCCAAGTGTCAATTTACGAGCCACGACACCATCCGCCTACCAGAAGCTATCAGAGCAATTTAAGGCTGCCTTGAGAAAGGCGCAAGTTGCGGAAGCGAATGCAATTCTTGGCGGTGGTGATCCCATCGAATTAGCTCTTGCACAGGGCCTTAAATCCAAAACCATTGGCGAAACCCATGAGAGCTATATCGGTGGGCGACAACTCAGGTTAGCGGTTAGCAAGGCAACTCTAAGATATTTGAGTGGCTTTGTATCGACAAGCAAGGTTATTGCGAGGGTTTAAAATGGACGAACAAAAGCGCTATTTGTTGGATTATTTCTCAATGAGATTCGCGAGTCTCATGGATAATTATGTTATGGCAATAAATGGCGCTTTTTTCACTACAAGGCGCGCAGGCTATACGCCTTCGCAGTTTCAGATTGAAAACGCCAAGAATTTTGTGGCTAACGCACATTATTTATTCCTTGAAGCTGCTGGCAACACTCTTGAGCAGATTGCATCAAATTTGGACGCTCAAGAGGTGGCTTACAACATGTTCGAACTTGAACATGTCAAAAATCAACTTGTATCTATTTCCATTGATATGTTGCGCCAAGCGAACCGCGCAATTTCTACAGGAATCCAAAACAAGGCGATTGAACTGCTCGGAAAGAATAATGCTCACGGCGCAATGGGCTTGTTAGTACAAAAGAAAATGGCTGAACTGGAAATTACCGCAACAGATAGTGCAGGGCGTAAATGGAGAGAGCCATCTAGTCTTGTAAAAACCATCGTTCGGGATTTCATTTATCAATCACTTGTAGATCACCAGATTAAGACATTGCATGAATCTGGCATTGACCTGATTGCTGTACCTGACATTGATAAGCCAGTGTCCATTCAAGGGCAGGCAGGTTATGTGGCTTTAAAAGACGTAAGACATCACTTCCATCCGAATGGATATGACTTACCTGTAGGCTACACAGATGTTCACACCTAATCAGTTCTGCTTCGTTCGGGCAAGGAATGGCTATGATCACTTCGGTTTAGCCAAATTTGGGCTAAGACGAAAGGAACGTTGCGCCATCGTCAAGATGATTCAGCAATGCAACAAAACCTCAGTTCGTGCGGACTCGTCTGCTTCGCGCGGCAACGCAAGGGAAGTGGTTGCAGATCTGGTCATTTTGCTTGAACCCAAAACCACAGCAACCATTGACTCAATCATTGAGTTTGGTGGAGACATGTATGTGGTGAAATCAGTCCATAAACGGTTTGATATTCGCGGCAAGCATGATCACACCGAAGCGGCATGTACCTACTGGAGTGATAACGAATGAATCCACTAATTCCTATCGCTCAAATGCTCAATGATGCAGGGGTCGCCACTTTAGGGCAAAACCTGTTTATCAACATGATGCCAATTTCCGTAACAAACGGAATCCTGCTAAGGAATCCAATCAACGGAACCAAAATTGATCATGAGTTAAAGGGTCATTACAACACCGAATTCAAGGTCATTGTAAGGACCACCAATTATGAGACGGGTTATAAATTGATGAAGAAGGTATTCAGGCTTCTTACACTGGATAACCATTTTGTTGAAGGTATGCACATTAAACAATGTTATCCGGACAATGAGCCAATCGAATATCCGATCTCAGAAGGGAACACTCTCGAACTGGCATCAGACTTCAAGATTGCCTTTAGCGAGATTACCTAATGGCCCGAAAGAACCTTCAGACCACAGGACTCAATGAGCTTCGCAAGAAACTCACCAAGTTAAGTGAAATGCCAAATGTTCTGGATTCCGAGCTAGGCAGTATTGCCAAACAGATGCGCGATACTGCCAAGGCTATGGCACCCATTGAATATGGTGGATTACGCGAATCGATCAAATATCGTCGGGTCGGTTATGAACGTAACAAGCTAGGGCAGTTCTTTAAGGGAGGCTTGGGTCAGCATACCGTTTACGTTAATTTGAATCAGCCGAGTCGCGGAGCAACGGTTGCAAAGTATTTCTTCTTTGTACACGAGCACATGAGTG